GAATGATGTTAATGTGAATAAATCATCATATACTTGGAAGAATGCTTCATCCACTAATACAGCACGAACATCTTTATCAGGGAATGTGTCAATTACTATTTTTCTAGTATCATTGAACTCAGCAACACTCATGTTGAAAGTAGATGCTAATACATCAACAGCAACACTTGTATTTGTTGGAGCATCAATTATTAACACTTGTTCACTCTTTCTTGAGAAAGTAGTTATACCTTTAGTGTCAGTTGATTGAGCTGTTAAGTACCCATTGTATTCAGTTGATGGGAATACCATTAATTCACTAATAGTTTTAACTGTTTTAATGAACTCTTGACCATTTTCTTTTGATACAAGTGGATCAACAATAGTAACTGTTTTCATTGCATTTTTAGTTAAAGCGCTATTAATTAATTCTTTAACATTCATAAATTCATCAAGTTCAGCACTATTGTATAGTGTGTTGATGATGTTTGTGATGTAACTATTTAATGCATCATATGAAATGAATGCTTTAGATAATTGTTCACGAGAAACAGTTATTGGATATTGCATTTTATAATTCATTCTATGGTAAACAGTTTTTGTATCAGGTAAACTTCTTTTTAAAAGTTCAGCACCAGTTTGATCAAATACTGTACCTTTGATGAAATTATTGTAAATTTCCTCAATAGTATCTCCTAATGGTTTAGTTCCTTTCTTCAATCCTTTTAATGGGTTTGAGAATAATTTTGTGTGTACTACACTTTTAACTAACTTATTTAAAAGTGTTTCCATAAATTCGTTTGCAACTTGGATATTATCACTATCAATCATAGCATAACGGATAGTTTCTAAATTATCACGAGTAGCAACTGGAATTCTATCTTGATAAGTAGCACTAGCATTGTCTCTTATCGTATTTAAAATTTCAGTAAGATTCATTACTTAATCCCTCCTTTTTCATCGAACAAATCCTCGAATTTTCTTTTATCTTCAACAGGGTTGTTTACAATCCCTGTGGAATTCTTATTAATTTCTTCAGGTGATTTTTGTTCACCTAGTCTAGTGAAAAGTTTCATGTTTGCTTCTCTTAACTTTTCGTTATCAGCAAGGTATTTTTCATTGTTAGTTGTTAGAAGTTCATTATTATCATAAATAAGTGATACTTCATCACTAACCTCAGCAAGTAAAGTTCTTCTTTCAACTTCATCCTCACATGTTCCTATTGTCTTGATTTTCTCAAGAAATGTATTTTTATCCATAGATTCTATTCCTCCTATTTCTATTGAATAACAAAAAATTAAACCCTTTTCTTTTCTTTGATGTATTGGATGGTGGAACGGGTGTCGCTCCTCCTAAGAACGAGTACCAATAATTAGCATAAGTTAATCGTTCTTGTAATCGTTCTACACCAGCTCTTTCATAGTTCTTTAAGAAAGCAACAGTTAAATAATCAACTGATTTTGTTGATTTTGTATATTCACTAAATGATTCAGGATAATCATCAGTAGAGTAGTATTGCAACCCATTCTCCAACTCGTAAATTATCCTATCAAGTTGATTGTCAATCTCACTTGCATCACCCACTCTTAACCAATCAGTATAATTTGTGTATGGTGTCCATTGAACAAGTCCATATCCTGGACCAGCTTTAACATTATGTCCCTCCCAACATCCAGGGTTAAGAGTTGACTCAGCTTCCATGTTACCTAGAGTTGCACATATCGAATTATATGACCATCCTTTATCACTTAAATAGTTATAAATGTAACGAGCATTAATCGTTCTTTGCTCGTTCGATAGATAACTACTAGAATTATAGTCGTTACCAAAGTATTGACCAAATCTTCCTAATCTTAAACTTAAACCCATAACTACTTCTTCCCAAAAATACTTAAAAACTTCTTTAATAATTCAATTAATGTATTAATTGCATGTAATAAAGGATTGTTTTTAACATTATCTTCAAAGTATTCTTCGTTATAGTCCTGTTTTTCTTCATTTTGTCCACTCGTAACCGGACTTTTTTCATATGGAGTAACATTAATTTCACTAACCCAACCTAAATCATCAATGTGATATGGTTTAGTTGTATTGTAATCATTGTTTGTTATGGTAATAATACCAACATGGTTAAATAACTCTTTACCTTTTCCATTACCTTTAGAATCACGATAAAGACTACCATTAACTAAAACTTTATCACCCTTTTTATATTTAAGAGTAATAGGTTCTTCATCAATAACTTCCTCAGTATAGTTAAGGTTTGGTGATTTAAACCAATGAGTCCATGTATCTCTTTTGTATCCTCTATGATTTCCTTTAAAGTAAGTCTTATAGATTTTAGAGTTCTTACCATCAAATTTAGCAGCTGTACTTTCAATAACCTCACCATTACCAATATAAATACCCATGTGTCCTTTCATATAAACTAATACTCCAGGTATCTCAGGTATTGATGATATTGGACCTTTTTCTTTTGCCTCAGCAATTAAACCCTCACAATTCAAATCTTTTTGAGTTTTGTTATAGTAACTAGCATTTTTAGTATGGTAATCATGCCACATAAAACATTTGAATAATCCGCAACAGTCAAATTGACGATATTCTCCATCGTATCTTCCTATACCACCATTTTTATAGTAGTTAGGGTTATTCATTTGAACTTTTGCCCACTTTACTAAGTCTTTTGGTGATTTATAATCATAACTCATTACTATCACCCTTTCTTGTTTCTTAATTGTTCAAGTCTATCTTTTAAAATTTGAGGTACTAAAATATTCATTTCTCCTAAATTTTCAAGTATTGATACACCCTCATTACCAATCATTAGGTAAACAACACAGTTTCTAAGGAATCCTGTATCACCTGTAAGATGATCTACAACACTTCCAACAGCAACCATACATAACATTCCTAACTTCTTTAAGATTCCAATAATTCCAATCTTAGAGTTAATTTCTTTGTTCTTATATGCTTTCATTAGTCCTGTTATATAATCTAATACAATAAATATAAGTAGAGAGATTAAAGCGGTATCTAATCCACCAAAACAGTAAACTAATATCATTGTTGAGGTACTAACAACCCATTTTAAAAATGCACTCATCGTTATTCTCCTTTCTACTTAACATTATTCAAATATAATATCTCAAAAAATTAAAAAATAGTCAACATTTTTATTGACTATTCTAAAAATTTATGATATTAATTCATACTTTATATGTATTTTATTAGGTTTTATATCTAGTGAAATGAGTTTTATTTTACCTTTATACTTATTTATCCATTTAAAATAATGAGCATTACTTCTAAAATTTTTAGTTTTTATTATTTTAATATAACATCAACTCCTATGAAAGTGTCATTTGAATAACTTCATATGTGATATTCTTCACATTAATACTTTCAAATCTAACTTTTGCCATTTTGTATGCTTCTAAAAACATTTTAAAATGACCATGTTTACCTCTTGCTTTTAAGAATAACGTATTAGGTGAGTGGTCTTTTAAAGTTAATGAATATACTAAAGGGTAGCTAGGATCAATATCACTTGATACATACATTAATCCATCAGTAAAATCCGCCCATACACCAAATTTTTGATTCTTATAAATAAAGGTAAAGTAATATTTTGCTTTTCCTGTTTTCTTTTCAATAAAGGTATCATCATCGAGTAAGAATTTATTCTCGATTGAGTATTCAGCATACTTAGTTCCCTCTACTAATTGACCAAATTCAGTATTTCTTTTTGTATCAATGAACTTTTCATTACGAACATCCTCAACAAGTATTGGTCTAGTTGGATGTTTCCAAATGTACTTTCCATTCTTGTCTTGTTTAGTAGGCATCTTTAAGTTCCAAAACAAGAAGTAAGGATTAGTTATTGATATAGCATTTGCAAGCATAAATAGAATAACTCTAGGATGCCCTGTACCTGGTCTAGCAACAGTTTCATATAAGTTAAGTAGTTTTAATGGTTCATCAGCTAAATAATGTTGATTACCCTTTTCAAGTAGAAATTCATCAAATATTAAAGTAGTTATTTTAGGGTATGAAATAGATTTTTTATTGTTTGCTGTTGACAGGGTAAACCCATACCCAGCAACATCTTCTTCACTCCATTTTTGCTTTTTATCATTAGTCTTTAACCTAATATAAAACTTATCTCCATTAACCATCATTTCAT